CTAGCTATAGGCGATCCGCTTTATTGCGTACCCAGAAACGGCATCTCGGGAAGAGACACCGTCACCAGAAACACCATACAGCGCGCTGGCGAGGACAACGTCAGGCCTCCAGTGGTGAAATGGAAGCAAGGAACTTACCGGGAGGTAAGCTCTAACGTATCGGATCCCGTTGTGAAACGAAATCTGCCACGTATTCACGTCGTCATCATAGATCACAACATCCCCCAAGCATTCCGGGCCCCTGAGTTTCCTCAGGTTAACCGGCAAGGTCTCTATGGCCAGAGCGCGAGCTCTGCTTGAGAAACAATATCGGATGAAGGATCCATCAGCAGACTGGGACAAGCGCCCCAGGCCGTTGATTAGCGACATCGTCTGCTGCGGTTCACGCGGGAGCTCCTTCAAATAGAAAGGCCTTACGGCCCTACCGTTGAAGAAATCCCCACCGCAGCTCTCTCGAAAGACCCCCGTAAGGAAGGTCTTCTTCGGATTCGGCCTAAAGCCGAGGAAACGAAGGAGAGAACAACAGAGTTTACCAGCGGCCGTAGGGACGATTATATCGTCGCCGTAGACCAGCACGTCCGACTCACAGCCAGCTTTTCTGCACGCCAATTTGGCAATGCAAAAGAAGATGGCCGTTTCGAGCTCGAACGTAAACCCGTTCCCCATAGAGGAGAACTTGTTTAAGTAAACCCACTTTCCGTCAATGAAAGTCTTGGGAGACCTCAAAGTGCAGAGTAAATCCCACCATTGCGGCGGGACCAACAGTTGCACTAGACGGGTTGATACGTTGTCGCTAGCGCTACTCAAGTCAATCGTGGAGTGACTCCCGCTTTGCGAAGCGGAAGCTGCGAGTTTCCGGTGCTTCTCTTGACCGAAATCAAGGTCAATACCGAAACGCCGAAGGCGACGCCTAATGAAGGCGCCGACTCCGAGCTGATAGAACACGTTTAAGGACGGTTCTATAGCTATGCCACGAAGTTTCTTCGCACTTTTAGGTACCGTTGTGAAACGATTACCCTGTGTGAAAAGAGGACTTGATTGTGGACCATTAAACACGGCTCTGGCCCATGCAGTCCGCTCCCAAAGAGGGGCGAGATGCCAGGCATTACGAGTCGTGGTTAGGCGGGACGTCATTTTATCGGGCACGGTTGTCAATCGACCCTTATCCCCGAACGTTGCACCAGGTCCAAAGCGCGCAGATTCCAATTCCAATGGAATCCGGCCCAACAACTCACTCATCATCTCCTTGAGCTCACGGAGGGATTCCGCAATCTCAAGGTCTCCAAGGTCCCGAAAGGGGCCGTTATGGAGAAATGGTGAGAGTCGTGCATTAGTTTTCGCGCATTGTTCCTCGTCCTTAAAGAACGAACGACGGCAATCAGCTTCCAGATCCACGCCCTTTAAATCGAAGTCACGGAATTTCGAGAAGAAATCAGTGACGGCTCGATCAAGCGAAAACCTATAAGCTTCATGCTGCTGATAGTGAAACGGGTCAGTCGTCAAATCGACGAGCTGCTCGTACTCTTTCTCTCGGAAAAGCAGCCAGGCTGCAAGAGAACG